AGTTTCGTTATTTGTATAGCTAGAAGCTTCAATACCAGAGATAATGATGAATACGTCTGCTCCGCTATATGTTCCGCTGTCCTTAGTTCGTAAGAAGAACGAGATGTCCCCAGATGAACTTGTGTATGGTATTCCGGCAACTGCATCAGGAGTTTGAACTCCGGCTCTTGAACCTGTTACGGTAAATGTCACCCCATCACTTTGTGGCACTAATGTCCATGTTTGACTGTCAAGAGCTGGATTGATTTCAACACTTGTCAAGTTTCCTGTCCCACTTCTGTCGATAATAGCTTCATTGACATATGGTTCAACATTAAGTTCTGTTGAACGCCAAATTGTTCTGATAACTCCGTTCTGTTTGAATGCAAGCATTCTTTCGTCTGTTGTGCTTTTGAGACCTTGAGCAAAGTAGAAGTTTCCTGTCTTATCTGCTTTTACACGACGTTGAAGAACACTGTCAAACTCTTCGTTAGGGTCTTCAACATAGTAAAAGATTGATGATGTCCATGGAGCTTTAGTTCCATCAAGTGGCCAATATAAGTTGAACAACGGAACTTGATTGAACCTTGATTTGAACTGAAGTGGCACTCTTTCTAACTGTGCATCATACTCAATGATAGGTCGAGTTGCACGTTGAACATTTCCACTTGCATTTAGACCAAACATATACAAGTCTTTAGCATGAACCCAATAGTTAGAAGTCTGCCAGTCTGAAAGAGGTTCAAGGTTACTATCTTCAGTATATGTTTCTGCGTCTAGAGACTTGAACATTTTCCCGCTATTCATTGTTCCACTTTTGACATATACTTCAATTCCATTATCAGAATAACTTCCAACTGTATCATAAGAACGTAACCAATCACCAGCTGAAACTAAGTAGATGCCATTCTCAGACGATACGACTTGGTCTTTTACTAGAACTCTCATTCCTTCAGTAAGAGTTGTCCCGTCGATTGAAGTAAAGGATAAAGTACCTCTAGTTCCAGAAAGAACTCCACTTCCACTTCCGGTAAAACTTATTTGAGCAGGAAGTGTTGAAAGATGCTCAACATTGATGACAAAAGTATCTCCAGCTATGAAGGGGTTAGTTCCAACTTCAATGTTGAATGCAAGTGGCTTTAGACCATCATAGACATATGTAGAACCAACAAATGACTTAGTCTCACTTACCATATCAACAGAACCAATAAGAGTAAATGATGTTGGGCCAGTAAATGTAAGTGTCCAGGTTTGGTTTGTCAGTCCTGTTCCGTTAAGTGCTTCAAGTGGGCCGGTTGTAGCAAGTAAGACTGGTAACTTTTGCTTTTCAGTTAGACCAGGTTTTGCAATGACATAATGTTCTGGTTTTTGTAACGGGTTCCATGATAGTTCTTCATTCGATAATGCTGATTGAACCCAATAGTAACTTGAATAGTTTGCAAACTTGTCAAAGTCAATAGGAGGTGCAAAGTTGAATGCTTTAGATGACATCCATGAATTGACATTAGAAAGGTCAATACCTGATATGCTTGCTTTGTTCAATAAGTCTGCAAAGGATAAGAAGTATTCCTCAGTTCCAACTTTAGTTGTTATCATCGGAACAAACTGATTGAATGCTCGTTCTAAAGATGCAGCACTTACCCAAGGTCTAGTTTCTTTAGCATTTGGAAAATACCTTCCAATTAGACCATACAATTTGACAGCTTCTTCATGTGTCAAGCTCTTATCAAATAGGTCCGATAGTAAAGCTGTATTGACAGGGTTCTTGATACTAGTTGGAAGTAATGACGTTAGACTTCTAAACGGTTTTGAGTAATCAGATGTTGACATATAAGGTTCTTCTTCTCTCTTCGTGTATGAAAGGATTTTTGTGTATTGAACTATTTATGAACTTTGGCAAACTGCAAAAACTGACAGACTATATAATAGAAATCACCCATGTCTAAGCAGTTGATTTTATTACTCGAAAAACTGACAGACTAAGGGTATATATATTATTCAGTTTCTCCCTCTCTCCCCCTCATGTTTTACATTTCCTTCTTCACTTTACAGTTAGCCTTTTTCTAAGTAGTTGATTTATATACAGTTTTTATTATTCATTTGTGTTCTAAGCAGTTGATTTTATTACTATTTTTCAAATCATCATTTTTCCGTGACTGATTAGACAGCAATTTCTGTGCATTTTAGACAAAAATGGCATACAAGCATAATTCAATACACTTGTATGCCACACATTTTGAATAAGATAAGAAGATTAGCTCAAACCACCTTGACGTAAGACTGATGCATTGAACTCAGCAACTATTTCAATATCACTTAGTTGAGCAGCTGATTGAAGAATTTCATCAAGCCCAGAACTTACAGTAAATAATGAACCAAAAGAATTCACTGAATAAATCGGAACAAGAACCACTGATGCAATTTCTGTAGGTAATCGTTGATGAATAAGTGAAAACAATTCAGTTGCATAAAATGTTTCACCAAAGTCCCAGTTTTCAATACCGAAGTATGAGTTGATAACCGAAAGAACCTCTATCTTTAGCTTTTCATCTGATAAACTTGCAGATGATGATTTCACTAGTTTGAACTTAGCACGAAATTGAGGTTCAGCTAAAGCACCAAACAACAACTTGATTTTACCAGGATGTAAGACCACAGTATCTGATAACATTTTGTTATCAAGTAAGTCAGCAAATTGATTACGTAATTCAAGTGGAGTTGGTGGTATTGGTAGAACTGCAGTTCTACCTTGAACATAATTGCTAATAGAGTTGTAATAACCTTGAGTAAGAACATAAGTATCATGAATGTTTGATACTGAGGGGTCTATCAAGTTTTCATACGGAGTAAAATGTTGCCACATGAAATCAAGAGTTGTTCTTTTCAATGTTCTTCCATAATACACACCACCAATTTTTGCGTTACTTGTAAAACTTCCAGGTGCAAAATAAGTAGCTACATCAAATGACACATTACTTGCTGCTATTTCTGTTCCAGGAACTTTGATACCTGAACTGTCAAGTTGAAAGTATTCGTAATAGTTACTTTCATTAGAAGCAGCTTCAGAAAATTCCGCAAATTGTAGAATGCTATCAGGTAAAGTATTCCCAGAAGTATCAATGTTCAACATATCAGATGGGATGACTTCAAGAGCATGTAAATTGACAGTTCCATTACTATCAACAATTGGTCCAACTACATCATAGTTTTCATTATGTCCAAGAGGTCTTCCGTCAGGTTTCAAATTTGAGCGTAAAACCCGAATAGTATCATATACTCGATTTTTTGTCTGGGAGTCAATAATTTGAACACCTGAATTATACCAAAACTTAGTATTAGCACTTGATACTTGTAATTTGAGTTCACGGAAATTGACAGTAAAACTTGTTGGCAATTGCGTTATTGGATTGAGTGTTGCTTTTACCCATATTAGCCATGAGTTAGGATTTCTTACACCTGGCGAAGTATAAAGCGTTGGGTCATATGGTAAAGTATTAGGATTGACCGTATTTGCAGAAGTGAGGTCAATTCCGTCAATGATTTCCCAACGTCCAAGCAAGTTCATTGATGATACATTACTTGATGCTAATGTAAATGGATAAGGCCCAGTTCCAACATCCGTTATCAAGTCAAGTGAATACGAGATTTTCAGTGCATCTCCTGGCATTAGAGCATATGATGCAGTCGATAACTGAGATAACGAAAAGTCAATAACATCCGAAGTAAATGGAAGATTGACTTCACCTGTTCCAATGTATCCACGAAGATTTGAACTAACATGAAGCAATGAACTATTTGCAGCAACTTCAATCGTAATCACTTCAGCACCATAAGTCAATGCATCCACTAAAACACGAGATGTGAGTTGTCCAGTCAAAGTCAAATCAGTTCCAACTATAGGAGTATGACGATTGAAAGCAAGACCAAACTGAGACTGCCATGCAACTGATTGAAGACCTGAACCAACATCACCAGGGATGTAAGGGTTCACACCGTCAATAGTTCTGGCTACAGTGTTTAGCCATATCTTCCCATCATCCTCTGGATGTAACCCTGGGTCTTGAATGCGAGCATATGAAATTCCCCCAATTGTCACAAAGTCAATCGGCTCTCCATACCAATGTTGGTCAATAGCCCCCTGTATCATTGTCTTTTCTTGAAGAGCACTTCTCTGTCCTAATGCATTCCAATACAATTGTCGATTATCTTCAATGAACTGACGTCGTGTTAGGCTTACCATACCTGACGTTAGTGGGTCAGTTGCTGAGATATGAGCTAAGGTGTTGATAATACCTGTTGATGATAGCAGAGGTTCAATGATTTCATCTATCAACCCGCGACTTGATGTTCCTGTTCCAGTTGAAAGAGAATTGATACCAAGAGCTAAATCAATAGTCAAATCATCTCCAAATAGTTTGATGTTTTGATACTGACCTGATGCATCATTCCATTCAATATACTTTGGTTGTCCAGCAAAAGTTCTATTCACTGATGTTAGTCTTAGAATAGATTGGTCTTTCAACATATAAGTGTTATAGTCTTGTGCATTCACCATACGATTTTGAGCATAGTATGTTGAAGGTGCAGATTGACGAATGTGCTCAATACTTTCTGATGCAGCCGAGTTTTGAATAGTAGTTGTAAGTGAGAAAGTCATTCCGCAGGTTTCTGCCATTCCTGTTGTAGGAGAGACATATTGAAACGCAAGTGGTTGATTGATAAGTCTATTAGTTGGAATGACAATACTTCTATTTGCTGATTGACGTAACCAAAAGAAGAAGCGACCAACAGGAATATCCGAAAAGTCTCCGTCTCCAAATATCAACTTGACTGCATCATTCTCCAAAGTTTCAACTTCAAATTTCTTTCTGTTTTTGATGATATTGAATGATAAGTTTTGGTCTGCTAACGTTTCGACTTCTTCCCATATTTCTTCAATAGCACCAGATGAACTTACATTAGTAACCCAAACATCAGTATCATTTACATTGATTGGTGCAAGTGATAGTGTTCTATTTGGAATAGCTTCATTCATTGAATATTCAAGACGAGATAATACCCCTTGTTTAGCATACATCAAAAATCCTGTATAATCAGAACCGTCACCTAATCCATCATTTGAGTAAATGACTGAAAGCTGCGAATTGACATCAGGTGTCTTTTCATATGGACCATTTGTGTCAAGTAATACAGGTACAAGTTCCATTGGAAAAGTTTCAATACCTGTATCAACATTGAATGAAAAGACTCCATTAGGAATAGTGTTTAGAGAATGGTTGAATGTATAAAGTTGCATTGATACATCACCAATTTGTTGAAGACTGGCAAATTGTCCAAAACTTCCAGTCAAACATCTATTCATCACTAAGAAGAAACGTTCTTTCCATAAAGGTGAGTTAGGGTCATTCCATATTATGTTCAATCCAGCTAAATTGACACCTTGTGAGTCAATGACACGTTCAGTTGTTGAAATAGAAGTGATTTTGACTAAGCCACGAGCTGGGATATTACGAGATGGTGAATAAGATATCAGTTTTGCCAATTTTAGAATTGACTGCTTTCTTTGTGCTGTACTAATAAAGTTTTCATGAGATAACATATCAACACGATATGCTAATTGTTCTGCCACATATGCAAAGCTTTCAATTAGTGTTATCAACTCAGAACTTTCTATGAAATCATTGAAACTTTCAGGGAAATAGATACGAATGTAATCAATGATGCTCAATTTGATTGTTGAGTAATCATAAGCAGTAAAGTTGATTTGAGAGAAAGCCTGATAAATCTTAGTCCAGCTTTCTGCTTGGTAAATGTTTTTGATTGACATATTAGTTAGATATTCCGTGTCGGCGACGAATAAAAAGCGATAATGTATTTATTAGGAATAGTACTTATGATATTTCTATCCACCCGTCTTCACCTCAATCTTAAGCATATCTTGAACTCCAAATTCAAGATACAGAACATCAACTAGTGCAAGTATGGCATTATTATCGGTCAATGAAACAACCTGCATATCAAGTAGTTTTACACGTGGGTCATATTCAACAACCATTCGTAAATCATCTTCAACTATCTTACGGGTGTTTTCATCATTTGGTTCGAAAGTAAGTAATGGAATACGTGTGCCAAATGTAGGCATCATTACTCTTTCCCCTTTTGCAGTAAAGATGTGATTGTATAAGTCTTGCTTGACTACTTCAAAATTAGAGATACCGAACTGTTTTGTACTTACCCACTTATCAGAAGAAAAGCCATGATATAAAGTCTTGAACGCTGCCATATAATGTTATCCTTTATAATGCGAATTGCGATTTTTGTTGGGTGGTCTAACAAAGGGTTCATGTGATGGAACAATTGAAGCTCCTGATGCTTCTAATGCACATTCACCTGGAGAAGCAGGACCACCCGGTAAGATACGTTCGTCTTTGTCAGCATCAGAAGGTGTTGTTTCAACTGCAGCAGTAATCTTACTACCCTGTAAAGCAAAAAGACCTTGACTTTTGATATCAACTGTGTCACCTGTCATACGAGTTTTTGTACCTACTAAATCGAGAGTACATCCAGTTGCTGCCAAAATAGCACCTGCTTTGATATGAACATTCCCACCCTGGACTCGAGTATCTGCTTCACTTTTGATGTTGATACCTGTCTTTGCTTCAAGATTGATGTTACGACCGGCAGCTAAGTTGATGTCTTCTTCAGCACGAACTGAAATTGACTTTGCACCGTACATATGAATATGACCATCTTCATCAAGTTCTACCCAAGTATTTCCTGATGCAGTTGATATGTAGATACGTTCATTAGTATCGTCTAAGATGATTTGATTACCTTCACAAGTCTTTACCCTTATTCGACAGTTATCAATTGTATCATTCATAGTGATAACATGATGTCCAGGTGTTACCCAACAATATGTTTGTGGGTCAAGATATTCAGTTGGGTCAGCTGCGGACGGAGCATATCCTTCAGTGCCATCTGGATGAAGTTTTGGTTGGGCAACTTGTCGTTCAGATGCTCCACGTGTCTGGGCAATAGGATTACTCAAATCATTTCCAAAAGCAGCTCGTAAGTTAGAGTATGCTGGTTCCAATGGTTCATATGCATCAGTAAAAGGTCCAACAGTCTTTTCATCAGGTTTCTTATTACGACCTGATGGCAATCCTCGATTACGATGAAGGTCATATGCTGCGGCAAAGAAGAACCTTCTATTTGGACTTCCGTTTAGTAAGAAGACTAGAACTTGTGAGTTCAATTTTGGTAAGCAATAAAATCCATAAGGAACAGGACCTTTTGGAGCTTTTCGATTTCTTCCGACCGGGAAGTCATTAGTTACTCCGCCAAAAGGTGCTGCGTATTCTGCCCAAGGTAATTGAGCAATGTTATAAGTTTCGCCATCTAAAGCCGGACACCAAACTTTCATTCTACCCATTTGATTTGGGTCATCAGTATCCATCACGAAACCATTGGTAATAAATGGATAATGATTTTGATAATGATTTAGAATTGATTTATCAATTAGCATTATTTGTTCCTTCTTTAGGTTTTTTGGTACTTACTGCTTGATACTGTGGATGCATTACAAGAACAAGTTCTTGAGTAAAATCACTACCACTAAAAGTATGAACAACAGATTGAATGAAATACCAATCATCATAAAACAATTTGACTTTATATTCATCTACATTACCCTCTTGATTGAATGGGTAATCACGAGGCCCATATACATTTATTTTTGCATATTGAGTTTCCCCTAAAAACTTTTTATCAAGTAACTGACGTTCAACGAATTTGCGATGTTCAAGATGTGCTTGAACAATACTTCCATTACCAGTTGCAGTTGTTTGGTTCTTTGGGTCATATTCCCATTTTGATAATTTGTCAATATAAGATGCATCACCATTCTCAATGTAATCTTTTACTGATGTTGTAATTTTTGGAACAGGAGGAATTGCTTCAACTACAAAATTTGAGAATAAGTTTGGATTACCACGAATTTTGACACTAGCTGTTGCCATAGCAAAATGCATATCAGCTAAAGTCTGATGAAATGCTTGAGCATTGGGAAATACTTCTTTTGCTAACGGGTTATTAGAAGGTGCAACATCTGTTTGGTTAGAACGTTGTGTTGTTGTTCTAGGTGGCAAATACATAGGTTGATTTTGACCCATACTACTAAAGAAGGTTTTCTTTTGTGTTTCCGGAGAAAGGTTATTCTTCTTCTTTTGCGATTGACTTGTAATATCTTTTCCTAATTCATATGGTGCAGCTGATGAAGTCTCTAGACCAACCATCAAGTTGTCAATTTTGATATTGAAGTCTAGAATATCTTGATTGTGTCCTGAAAAAAGATACTCAAATTCAATTGCCCCATCAGGTTTTTTGTCATTTTTTTCGGGACCAGTTCTCGTGCCATCAAATACTTTATTCTGTTCAGCTTTTGGGTTTGGCTCTTTATATGTAACTATGTCGAAATGAATAACGATTTCATCTTCACTAGAAGAAATCGATTGATTGACTTTTGGCTTTGTCAATTCATCAATGTTTGAAATCTCACTATACATTTGAGTTACTTCAGGGCATAACATTAGTAAGTTCATCAAAATCTGTTTGACGTCATTTGATACCTGAGATGTATATACTCCATTATTAGCCTTATTGATTATCATATGTTCCTGAATTCGTTTATACTCTTCTTCAGCTGCTGCTTTAGTCCCATCTCCATAGAAGATAGTTTCTGGAGTTCTATCATTAGTTGCACACACAGTAAGATAAAACCAATCAGGCGGAATAGTAATCATATATCGAATAATACGACCGTTTCTTTCAGTTTTGTCTTTCTTTTCTACTGGTTGTCCTGTTGCATCAGGTGGCTTAGAAACAGGATTTGCTTTTAGATACCATTCACGGGCAGTAACATTTAGTTGGTTTTCAATAGCTTGAACAGCAGTTCCTAGTAAAGAGTTCTCAAATTTGACAGAAAGAACTTTGGGTATCTCTGACATTTGTGGCATTTGTCCAATTGACATAGTTTGAGCACAAAAGCCCATGTCATATACTGCACCTCGTGTTGTATATTCTGACAAAGTAAATTCGCCACCCATTATCATAGGAATACCAACTGTTGATACATGTTCAGTTGCACCTGTATCAGTATGTCCAACAAAAGTAATATGAAGACAGAAGACAAGTCCTCCAGAACCACTAGTCTTTAGCTTATCAAAAGTAAGATAACGAAAGTAATTGAAGAACCCAACCCCTGAAGGATCGACAACTTGAACATGAATAAGTCCTTCATTTGTCAAAGTTTGTCCAGCATATTCACCGGAAGCATTCACAAGAGTAGTAAAAGTGACATTAGCAATAGAGAACTCAGAAGTCTTTCTTGAGTCGACTAAAAGATAAACCCCTCCTCCTATATCATCACCCAGCTTCTTTCCAGTGACATTTGATAGAAAGCCGGTGCCATCAGGTTGGCTAGGTGCTAGATAAGGTCTAAATGCTTCTGAATTGCTAGCTACAGTCAAGATGTAGTGGATACTGTGTGACCTATACTTGTCTAACGGATTTACTGGGATGCTCATATGTGTGTATTATAGAACTAACGGTGGAAGGATAGCTTCATTGCTTCTAGCACTATCTATTCCTCCAACTTTTTGGGTCAATAGGAGTTGAACTCGTTCTGATGATGGTATCGTTAGCACACGACCAATGAATGCTTCTTCATACGGGTCTAATATGTAGTTGTATTGGGCAATAAGCCACCATAACCCAGGGTCATTGTAGAATGCATATGCTACTTTGTCTAGTCTTCCAGCTGAAGTTTCATCAATCGTATAAAGTAAGTCAGTAGCATCATCTGGTGGGAAGTTGAAACGTCCCCACCATTCTACTCCAATAGACCCAACTTCTGTTAGACCGCCTTGAACATAACGTGATAGTTTTTGTTGAACACTTGAATTTGTCATTTAGTTAGCATGTCCTCTTCCATAAGACTTAGGTATAAAGTTTTCTACAGATTTAGGAATAGCCTTTTCAGCTGAGTCTAAAACAGAGTCTGCGAAATCTTTACCCCCATAAAATCCCAAAGTACTAACTGCTTTACCTAATAGTACTTTTGACTTGGCTTTTCCTATGATTGCATTTGCTTTCTGTTGAAGTTGATCTGCACCAAAAGCACTAAGTGATGAATTAGCCTCAGACTTAGCAAGTTCAGCAGCTTTCTCAACCGTTGGACCTGCTTGGCTAACAACACCTTTCGGAGTTTCTTGTGGTTTAGGAAGAGCTTCGCCTTCAGACGGAGTAGCTCTCGATCCATCATAAGCTCCTTTCATATCTCCCTTCTTGTAAGCACCCAAACTAAAGCCACTAAACTCACGAGGTGACCAAGCTTCTTTGAGCGAGATACTTATGTTCATGATAACGGGAAATGCTTGACCGTCAGATGTGTGTAAGTAATCAACGTCATTAGGCCAATCAATGTTTAGCTGTGTTAGTACAACAGAAATGTTTCCTATGTTCCTATCACCGTAAGCATTCAACACTAAGATATCTGGTGGAGCCCCAAGCATGTTTCTGTTCTCCGCTTCAGTGCCATAACCATAGTATGGCATCAACCAGCTTCGAAGGATATTGACAATTCGCTGACTTTCTGTTGCTTCTTCAACAGTTCGTGATATAAGTTTGATTGAACCTATTGACCAACCTCTTGACGCAGTGTGATTGTACTTCATCATTGAACCAGGATGATGAGCTGGTGTCACTTCATCATACATTGCTCCACGTTCTTCAGAGATTGTAGGCATAACTTTGAAATAGACAACATCTCCACTTACAAGTGACTTTAGTTCAACTCCTTGACGTTTTGGGCCACCAGCACCTGAAGCAATTCCACTATTCAGTAATGCTGAAGTAACATCCATTGAACCAATAGATGTATCTCCAAAGAACCCATCTTTGAAGCTATCTGGAACAAGCTTACTACCGAAATCTTTGATAGCATTCTCAGTCACTGATGAGAAGTTCCCATTAGTCAATGACTTGAATGATTGAGGTATCATATTGCTCAACGCATCATTACTTCCAAGTGCATTTGATATCATATGACCTGGAGTTGGAGTATCACCAGAAAAGAAGTCTCCAATGTTGTCCATCATTTTAGAAGCACCCCATTTGATTTGACCTGCAACTTCAGTTAGCTTTTCGAATGGAGCTGCTAAGTCTGACATACTTGGTAACGAAGGTAAGTCACCGACAACTGCATCCCATGTAGCTTGATTGAACATTCCAGGCTCTTGAGCAGCTCGATGCCAACGTCTAGCACGTTGAGCTTCTTCATTACTTCTAGCAACACTATCAGGAAATGATGCATCCCACGTCATATCTTACTCTCCTTCTTCACCAGTAAGACCAAAAGACTTCTGAAGCTTCTTGAACATCATCTTTGAAAGTGTCTTATTATGCTCTAACCCGACAATTGTTGCAAACTCGTCTTCATACCCAAGCTCTACTGCTCGACGTGCAACTGAACCACTAATCTCGTCATCATTCAAGTTTCCTGATGAATGAAGTTTCTCCATTGCTCTATCAAGTGCGGATTGTTTGTCAGCTTTCTTGGTCTCAACTGCATCTTCAGTTCTATCAAGACCTGGAATGATGACATGCTCAATGTCTTCTCCATCTTCAGTCTTGAAGCCTTTGTCTAACATATCTTTATAACCCTTAGCTCTATCTGTTCCAGCACCAATTGCAACTGGCTCATACCCAGCATCACGAATAGCACCAAGTGCAAAGAATGCACTTTTAGATGTCAAAAACTCTACACCGTTTGCTTTGCCTGATGCTTGCATAAAAGTAATACGTTCATCAGCTGTAAGAGGGTTCTTCTTCTTATCTAAAGAAGACTTCTCTCCTGCAATTATCACAACAACAGGTTTTGCTTCAAGGTTTAGATGAGGGTTCTTTCTGATGAACTCTTTCATCTTGTTGATAACTCTATAGTGCCCAGAGGTCGGAGGTTGTCCACGTAAAATCATAAAAGCAACACGCTTCTTTTGCATTGGTGGAAGACCTTCAAATAGTTCTTGTTCTTCAGTGATATTAGTTTCTATTGACATATATGCTTTTGCGGAAATAAATGTGTGTATGGTGTTGAACTATTTATCATTGAATAGAGAATGAAAATTTTACATTTATCTAAAACTATAGTATAATCAGTTTATGGTCATTTATAACAGCACTAACCTTACAAGGGAGTTCCAATTCAATGACCAAATCAATTTTAGTTTTCAACAATATAGAAGAACCTACTTTATTACTAGAAGAAACTGCACCACCGCTAACTGTTATACCAAAAGCAAAGAAAGAAAAACCTCCAAAATACAAACGTCCAAAAGCCACTACTACTGAAGGACATTATGTAACAAACACGGTCTTATTGCCCGAAATGTTACGTGCTAAAGCTTTGGGTCGAGTAACACCAGAGCTAGCCGAAATGTTCTTGAAGATTGCTACTCGATATTCAATGAGTAAGAATTTTGCACACCTTTCAGCAATCAGGGATGATATGATATCTAATGCTGTACTCAATCTTCTTCAAAACGGCCTCAAGTTCAATCCAGAAAAATCAAGTAATCCATTCAGTTATACTACTCAATGTTGTTATCACAGCTTCCTCATGGTAATAGCGGAAGAAAAGAAACAACGTGAAATACGAGATACTTTGTTATTAGATAATGGAGTAAGTGCATCACTTGGACACATGGAAAAAGAACATGATAGCTACAGAGAAAGACATGCAGAATTCTTTGAAAATGAGTAAAATATATCCATATGTTTATAAAGCGACTAATAGAAACACTGGTCATTTTTACTTTGGATATAGAAAAGCAAATAAAGTAAATGCAAGTGAGGATATTGGCATAAAATACTTTTCTTCTTCTAAATATGTAAAGGGATTGGGTAAAGAAAATTTTGATTGGGATGTTATAGGAGAGTTTTTTGAATGGGAGGATGCATATCGATTTGAACAAGAAATTATATTAGAGAACATGAAAAATCCATTATGTCTAAATATTCGAGTTTATTCTGAAAATGCCCAATTCTTTTCAACATCTGGGTATCATCATTCTGAAGAAACTAAGCTAAAACAGAGTTTAGTACAAAAGGGCAGAACTAAAGAGCATTTTGAATACTTAGCCAAGTCATCAAAAAATAGAACAGGTCAAACAAAAGAAACATCTGAACGTGTAGCAAAAATATCTAAAGCAAAAACTGGAAGAAGAAAGGAAACTGATGAAGGATATGCTAAGGTTTCAAAAACATTATCAGGAAGAACTAAAGAAACTCACTCATACATTGCAAATGCTGCTAAATCTATTACGGGTCTAACTAAAGATAATTGTGAATGGCGAAAACAGGCCGCCGAAACTGCGTCAAAATCCCGTCTTGGTCAAAATTCAACTAATAATGAAAGAGTTGCTAAAATGACTTTATCTAAAATGATACTGACTGAATATGAAAAATCACTAATAGAAAAAGAAACTTCATTTATTCAAAAAGTTATGTTAGTTAGACAATTTCAGGAGTTAGAAAAACAAAAACCGGTTTTTGTTCCAACTACTTATTCATCCAAAATTCCAAAAGAGATAAAGGAAGAAATTATCAATATGCATTATCAAGGATTACCTAATACTCAAATTTATGAATATGTAAAATCGCAAAATATTGATTGTCATTATTCTTCCATAAGTAAAGTTATTAGAAACTATGACCCTAATAGAGAACCAAAACTAAGGAAGGTATCTTCACATGTCTAATAATTTCAAATTCTTTGACATTGAACATGAATACTCTATTCATAAATCTTCAATTACCAAAATTGCAATGTTCACCGACATCCATTGGGGTTGTCATCACAATTCTGTCCAACATAATGAAGACTGTGCATCTTATATTGAATGGTTCATAACTCGAATTGCTAAACATGGTGTTGATGCTATTATCTTCTTAGGAGATTGGTTTGAGCATCGCGGAGCTATCAATAGCCTTACATCATATTACTCAATCAATGCTCTTAGAAGATTGAACTCGTTAGACATACCAGTTCTAATGCTTGTTGGTAATCATGATTTGTATCATCGTCATAATCGTGAGATACATTCAACTGAAGTCTTTAGGGAGTTCAAAAACATTCATATTATTGATAAACCTTCTAAGTTAGGAAATATGTTGTTTTTACCTTACTTATTCAAAGATGAGTATCCACTTGTTGCTCCACAAGTCAATAAATCGAAGTATGTGTTTGGTCATTTTGAGTTTCGGAACTTTTACTTGACTGGAACAAATTCACGAGCTGAACATGGTTATCATCATAAGTTATTTGACGGGCCTACTCATATCTTTTCTGGTCATTATCATAAACGTCAAGCAACTGATAACGTCATTTACACAGGTAATCCATTTGCTACTTCTTATGCGGATGCTGGAGATTATGAACGTGGTTGTTGTATGTTAGATGTTCATAATGAAGAAGTTTCTTTTGATGATTATGAAGCAGGTCCAACATATCTGAAAACTGAACTTAGTTCTTTAGTAGATGAACTGGTCAAACCTAGACCTAAAGCAAGAATAAGATGTTTGTTAGATATTGACGTTTCTTATTCAGAAGCACAAGCAATCAAATCAGAGTTCATGGAACTTTATGATTTACGTGAGTTGATATTAGAAGAGAATGTGATTGAAAAGCAGACAGCATTAGAAGAAAGTATAGCTGAATTAGATGAACTTGATTTGAGCTCGTTAGATGAAACTGTTATGAAGCTAATTGAAACTGGTGTTCAGGGAACTTCAACTATTATAGCTACTAAACTTGTTTCAATTTACAAAGACTTATAACATGCAACGACTAAAAACTATCAAACTTCGCTTTAGAAACTTTATGTCTTTTGGCAACCAATGGACAGAAATCAACTTTGAAGACTCAGTTTCAACATTCATTTATGGAGAGAACTTAGACACGAATTCAAGAAATGGCGCTGGAAAAACTACGATACTAAATGCTATAGTCTATGCTGTGTATAATCGAGCTTTTGACAATATCACATTACCTCGTCTTATCAACATTACGAATGCAGCAAAGAATACATTGATGGAAGTAGAATACACTTTCTCTAAAGGTTCTGACCTTTATGAAATCCATAGAAAACGTGGAGAGTCTCATGGGGTGACATTGCTAGAAAACGGCATTGACATTACTCCTGACAGCATCAATGAAACTGATGCGCTAATCGAACGTATCTATGGAAGAAGCTACGAACTCTTTACTCGTGTCATCGTGTTTGCTGGTAATACAACACCATTTCTTGACTTGCCTGTTAGCTTACAACGTGCTCATATTGAAGAACTCTTCAACATTACAGTTTTAAGTGAGAAAGCACAAAAGCTAAAGAAAGTCATTTCTGTTACTGAGAGTGATGCTAAGGTTGAAGAGGCTCTTCTTAAAGAACGAGAAGCTTCTTCTAAGCTCCGACAAAAACGTCTCAAAGACTTCGAGTTGAAAGTTATAGGTTGGGAAGAGCAGAAAGAAGCAAAGCTTGAAAGCTATCGAAAGCAACTTGCGTCAGTAGAAGGCATTGACTTTTCCAATGAACAAGAACTCTTTGTACGTAAGACGACTTTATCAGAGAAGATACAACAAACAACATCGACTAAAGCATCACTATCTCGAGCAAAAGAACGCATAGACAAGGAAGTCACAACTTTACTAAAGCAGCAACAACATCTACAAGATGACAAATGCCCATTCTGCTTACAGAATATGGCAGATGCAGCTACTAAGCTACATGACATAGAAGAGAAGCTGATAGCACTTGTCACTTCTTTAGATGAACATGAGACTAAACTTGCACATGAAACTTCAGTCTTATCCCAACTATCTGCTGAACTGTCTGAAGTTAGTGCATCAATGACATATGACAACTTACCTGTTCTACTAGACACTGTTGCTAATATGAATACTTTACAGGTTCAACTACGAGAACTAGAACTTGCGGAAAATCCATACTTTGAAACTTTTGAACAGATGGAAGCAGAAGCAACTGATGCTCCACTTAGCTATGAACGACTTGATGAGTTGAAAAGCTTGGTAGAACATCAACAATTCTTACTAAAGCTTTTGACCGATAAGAATAGCTTTCTGCGTCGACGTATCATCAGTAAGACTATACCTTTCCTAAACCTACGAATGAATACCTATGCAAAGCAGTTAGGCTTACCGCATATTGTCCAGTTCAAAGATGATATGACTTGCACAGTGGCAGAATACGGACGAGAACTTGACTTTGGAAACTTATCAGCTGGGGAAAAGAAACGGGTCAATCTTGCAATGTCACTAGCTTTTCGTGATGTTCTCCACCATCTCCATGCTAAAGATAATCTTCTGTTTGTTGATGAAATTGATGCATCACTTTGTACAACTGGTGTAGAAGGAGTTGTCTCATTACTCAATCAGAAGACAAGAGAAGATGAACTTTCAACATGGGTTGTTATGCATAGAGAAGGAGTAGAAGACAAGTTTGACAGAAAGATGCTAGTTGTGAAAGAGAACGGGTTTAGTTCAATCAGTTTGCAAAGCGAGTGTAAATAGATTATAACTCTCTTTATACAGGACACTATACATATGGGCATATTACAAGAACTATTAGAGCTTCGTCAACGTTCTCTACTTGACGAAGCGGACGAAGAACAAACTACTAACGACGATGACAAAAGTACTTCTAAACCAGAAGAAGAAACTAAAGAAAAGAGTATGAAAGAACATCTTCAAGATATGTTCAAAGAAGCAGACGGAAACGGAAGCTTACAACCATATGTGAAGAATGAAACTCTACAAGCTAAAGATGCCAATGTTGGTGAGCAAATACATCAAAACTTTCCAGGGGTTCCACCAAAGAATATCGTCACAAAAGAAGGTGACCTGGTTGTACGTGATGCTGAAAATCCTAACTCAATCAAGGTTGTTCCTAAACACGAGTTTGAAGCTGAATATGAACTTGAAAAAAGTGATAGCAAGCCAGATGCAGAAGGATACTTACCTTATCGAGCTAAGGGGCAAATCTTAGCATTTCAATACAATGAACATGAACCTCTGACATTACAAGATGAACATGGACATAGAGTTCATCTAAAGTATGGTGACTACATTGGCTATCCATTGGATGATGCTACTACTTTGATACAACTTGACAAAACTCACTTTGAAAAGAGCTATCGATTAGCAGACTAACAATATGATAGAACAAACTATAACCATACCTAAGAAAAAGAAACGTATCAATAGTAAAGCTAAAGGTTCTGGAAATGAACTTAAGCTTTCTAAACTTTTAGCAGAACATTTAGCACCTCTAAAGTTTGTACGAACTCAACAATCTGGTGCTATTACTGGTGGAAAGAACTTTGGGTTTAGAGGACACATGTTCTCTAAACAAACTCTTGAGCATTATGTAGGTGATGTCGTTCCGAGCAATGAAGAAGAAGCAGGTGTCAAGTTTAGGTTTGTCATAGAGACAAAAGCTTATAAAACTCCTGATAGTTTTGAGTCCCTATTTACCGGGAAGCATAGTGTGTATGGCTGGCTAGATGAAGTTGATGTTGATAAAGTAAAAGTTGACAAAGCCGGAATTGTCATTATGAAGTGGAATAACACAAAATATTTTTGTGCGGTAAGGTCAGTGATTGAATTACCATGTAAGCATATGATATTGCCATCAGGTGACAAAATGTGTTTGTTATTAGATTTATTAGAACATAAAGATTTTTGGATATTATAATAAAAATGTGATATAATAATTATTTATATTTTCAAATAAAATTATCTATGAACTATCAAAAAATACATGATGACATCGTATCAAGAGGAAGAGCACGAGCTTCAAATAGAAGACAAGCAAAAATATTGCTGAATGGGTACTGTGAAAGACATCATATATTACCAAGATGTATGGGAGGAACAGATGATCCTGAAAATCTTGTGTATCTTTCTGCAAGAGAGCATTTCATTATGCATATCTTACTGACAAAGATATATAAGGAAAACAAAGATTTACTTTTCGCATGTCATCGATTGATGTATACTTCTCATAATGAAAGACTAAATGGAAAAACCTATAATACTCTTAAAAAAGAAATAAATGATTATCAACGAACATTGAATAAAGAAAATCATTCAGGATATGCAAGTATGTCAAGAAAACGAAAAGGACGAACTAAAGAGACTTGCCCAGGACATGCAAGCACCGCAAAAAAATTATCTGGTAGGACTAAAGAGACACATGAATATTTAAATGAAAGAGGAAAAAAAATATCAATGATATTATCTGGTAGGACTAAAGAGACATATTCGCATGTTGCCGCCCAAGCCAATGCCATTAGGGGTAGAACAAAAGAAAATCATGAAAGTTATGCTAAAGTTTCTGAATATAGAACAGGAAGAAACAAACGGACCGATCCGGGTGTTGCTGAACAAGCCAAAAAAATTTCAAAATTGCCAATTGATCTACAAATTGAAATTTATAAGAAACGTGAATTAGGTATTAGCGGAGTTTCTATATTTGAATGGGTCTCTTCAGATCTTGGTTATAAAATTTCATATCAAACTATTTCTGCTACATACAATAGGATAAAATCAAATTTAGATTTCTATTTGAACCATTGAACTTCCATGTAAGCATATGACATTGCCATCAGGTGACAAAGTCTGCCATTTATCCGAGCTTCTAAAACATACAAACTTTTGGTTTGTATGATATAATAAAACTTTATTCAGAAATGTTACCGACTTCACAAAATTAGACATAGGGTCTATTTACATCAACTTTAGATGTTGTATAATAAATCCATATTTAAACCACTGAGGATTACTACGATGACATATCTAAATACAAAAATAGAAAATGCTAATTTTCAAATGATTGAATTTATTGGAATGATAAGTCACTCGTTTAAAATTAAACGAGGACATATTCGACAAAAAGTCGCAGCCGAATGGTTTATTTCAAATAAAACTGAAAATGAAGAAATAAAAACTGATTATAAAATTAAGGCTAAAGGAATACATAAACGGAATAAACATGCAGTAGATATAATAAGGATTAATCACTCTGCATCAACTGTAGAAATGTTTAATGTAAAATCAGACGGTATTTCTAATACTGAAAATAAATTTGATACCGTAAAACTTTACCTTGCTGCTATTAAGGGGGCTGAAGAAGAATGGCCAAATTATCAAGTTTCATATTCAATTTTACGTAAAAATGGGAAAATTATTGAAGAATATGAAACCCATGGGATAAAGACATTTGACTTAGATAAGTATGTAGGTTTTAATGTTGACCTAAAAGCTGAAAAAGAGTTTCGTTTACATAAAATACTTTATGAATCTATGTTGAAAACTTTTGATAAATTGGATGTTGATTTTGATGATCAACTTATCATCCAAAAATTTCTTTTTCCGGAGTAACATGAAGCAATTTTTTAAATATCCAGGTGGCAAACGTAGAGAGATAAAGAACATTATACCATACATTTCAAAAAAAACTGAACGTATAATTGAACCTTTTGCAGGTGCTGCAGTGTTATCATTATATGCTGAAA